CCCCCCCCCTTACGAGATAGCCGTGTTGAACTCGCAGTAGGCCGCGCACTGCGGGTAGCGGAATTCCGTGCCGCTGATCTTATACTCCATCGGCACCTTGACCATCAGGTTGTGATACTGGGGAGCGATGAAGCGCGGGGCGATCGGCATGTAGGCAACGAGGTTGTCGGGCGACTTTTCGTAAGCCACCATGCGATCCTTATTGCCCGTCACGCCATTGGCCGTAAGCTGAGCGGCAAGCAGGAAGGGGATCGGACGAATGTCGAGCGGAATGCCGCGTTCGATCGTCGCGAGATTCTTCTGCTTGAGGAAGTCAAGAACAGTCGTAAAGCCAACCTGCGTGCCGTCGGCAGAAACGCCGTAGGGCTTATTCGCGATCAAGCGATAGCGCTTGGTGTCGAGTAGCAGGGTGTTCGGCATGAAGCGCTGATTCGTGTCTTCCCAGATGTCGCCGAGGAACTTGTTGATATCGTCCAGAATTTCCTGAGCGCTGGCGGTATTCCAGTCGACAGCCGAGTTCGTCTTGGTGACGTTCGGGTGATTGAAAAGACCGTACATCTTGCGCTTGGCATCGCCGAAGAAAACGATCTTCTGCTGATGCTCCTTCGCGCCACGATAGGCAAAGCGCATCTGCGTCTGATCGATCGGCAAGTTCATAGCCGTAGACTTGCGCAGTTCGTCGAGACTGTACTGAACGCTCATGCCCGCATAGCCAAGCTGAACCGTATGGATTTCGGCCGACATGGCGACGGACGGCAGATCGTCAGCGGAAGCGCCGATAAACTTACCCATCGTCACGCCGTCGTAGGAGCGGTAATTGACGGTTTCCGTCCATTCGGGAATAGCGGTGTCGATCGGAACGAGATTTTCAAAGAAAATGTCCGCGTACGGCGTTTCATACAGCTTCGGCTCGATGTAAGCAAGCTGAGAAATCATGAAAGCCACGCCGCTATCGCCGTCACTCATGGCGGCGTTGTAGCTCACGTTTGCACTGGCAAGGCCGAAGCGCTCAGCCATGGCGTCCGACACAGCGACGGAAATGATGTTCTTCTTCATTTTAGATTAACCCCCAATCGTGATCTTGATTCGCACCAGATCGTCCTTCGCGGTGGCGGCGTCAAGGTACTTTGCGCCGACGATCTGAACCGCTTCGGTGTCTTCCGATCCCGCGGCCTTGCAGAAATACCCCTTCACAGTCGCGCCGACGCCCGCGAAGACATCACTGCCCACGGTGACGTCTTCATAAGCCTTGACCCAAATCACGCCGTCGGTCAGAACGGTGCCAGTCTTGCCGACGTTCACGCCCTGCTCACTGCCGGGGTTCGTCACATCGACGAGCTCGCGCACGAGAACGCCGATCGCGGTGCCACCAGTCGCGATGGGCTTCATAGAGCCCGCGTCGGTGTCAGCCTGCACGGCCGTGCCGAACGGAATCACCGCGGAAGTCGTGTTCAAACGAGAAACGCGGTTGGCGAGCTGAAGATCAGCCACCATGCCCGAGTAAGCCTTGTCGTGGACGAGCGCCACTTTCTTGGTAATTGCCATTTTTTACCCCTTTTTAAAAATCACTTGCACTTCCAAGCATCAGCAATCTTTTGCATGTGCTTCTTATATGCGTCTTCCTTGTCTTCGTCCTCGTCTTCGCTCTTCTTGCACATTGCATCGCAGAGCTTTTTCTGCGAATCGTTCATGCCGACGCCTGCGGTGCTGACAGCGTGAGCAAAGAATCCATCGACGAAGTCATCAGCCTTGTCGTCCAGCTTTACGTCAGGGTACGCGGCCTTGATCGCGGCTTTCTTGATTTCGAGCGGGTCGAAAGAGTCGCACACAAAAGTTTCGCCCGCAATCTTGCGAGCATCGTTCATCAGCGAAGCGGTCTGCTTAACGACTTCCTTGATGTCTTCATCGGTCAGAATCATTGCCTTGGTGTCTTCAAGACTCTTTTCGAGTTCCGAAACCTTGGCAGTGAGTTCGCCGATTTCGCTATCCTTCATGCTGACAGCTTCCTCGGCAGTCTTAGCGCGCGCTTCGAGCTCGTCGATTCGCGACTCAATGGCAGAGGCCACCTCGTCGTTCAGCTCGAACTCGGCGTCGCCGATTTTGAGATTTTTCATTTTTCCTCCGAACGAATCGAAAAGACGCGCCTCGATGCCAGCTCTCGCGCGAGGCACAAGTGCGACGTGATTAACGAGAGTGATTTTATCCACTCTTGCGTCATACTTTTCACCTTCAGGCGTAACACCATCCGTGAAATCAATGGTGTTTCTGTATCCCACTGACAACTGGATTTTACCCGCCTCAATTGACTTAATTGTATCAGCGTCCTTGATCAGCATGTCGCAGACAATGAAATTCGGGTTCTCTTCGTCCTTTTGCGCATTTCCAAGGACGACCCCCGCAGTCAGTTTTCGGTAATTCGTTTTGTCGATGAACTCTTTCGGATGTTCGTTCGTCACGTCAACGCCATCGAACATCTTGCAAACTTCATCAGAAAGAACGACCTCTGGCGGGCGGTAAAGACGAATGCGCTTGAACGGCTCGTCCTTCAATCCCAATTCACAACGGTAATAACTCTGAATTCCAGAACGCGCGACGCGCCCTTTTACCTTCAAAAACCCGTTTTCCAAAGTCTGACGAGTCGAGCCTCCAAGGAAATCGCTCGCCCTGTCAGTTATTTGAACCTCATTCATTTTCTTTTGCTCCTCTGAAACTCTTCAACCTCGCTTTCAAGCACTGGTAATGCCACGCACCTGCAATTCACGCTACCCAGGCCGGGGCTTGCCTTCACGCCGTCAACGGTCGGCAATTCGTCCCACCTGTAAACGCCGACACCGTACTTCGTTACCCTATCCTGTGCCTCTCGATGCGAAGGACGAACGCGCTCATCGTGCGAAGTGTCCCACTTGAAAAACTTGAACCCCGCATCCAGTTGCCGTGCTTTGCTGATCGAGCTGAGAACCTTGGAAGTCTGGTCACGAGCAATCAATCGCGCACGGCTTTTGGTCACGCCATAAGATCGAATTGCGGCTTCAATAGCGCTCGGTCTGTTGCCAGCCATCACGTTTTCATAGACGATTCCCGCAATAGCGTTAAGGTGCTGAGACGCAATGCTTCGAATCAACTGCGCATTCTGCTCCGTAGCAAGACTGATGACTTTTCTCAGTTCAGGCGTATTGTAGATGTTGATTCCGACTGACCTTGCCGAATCGTGCGAAAACACACCGTCGGAGAACTTGAGAGAGTCATCAACAAATGCACGGGCAATTGTGTCGGCAATGCGCTGGAATCGGATTCCCGTAAAGCGTTCAAGCAGTTCGGAAAGAATGCGCCCAAGGTACTCGCCGAATGCGTCGGCCACGTAGTCGGTTTTCAGCGGATAACTGATTGCATCAATCGTCGCTTTCGTGATTCCGTCAAGAACCTGATACAGCCTTTTCCTGTACCGAACTTCCACTCTCTGCGGGAAGGCTCTCGACAGCATTCGCTTTCGCAAACTCATCAAAGCCTTCGCCTGCGCCCGCGTCGCTTGAGTTCCCTTCATTCAGCATTTCCTCCATCGGGATTTCGTTTTCCAAGCGTTCAAGCTCATCGATTCGCGCCGGATCAAACTGATACTTTTCCTTGGATTGCAAATTTCGCTGAATCTGCGAAACCGTGATCACGTTCGCCTCAAGATAAGCGATATCGGCGTCTGCTTGCGTCTTGTTCGCGTTCGCGACATCGATTTCGCTTGGGGTCGCCAAAGGATTCCAGACGTAATTGAAATCTTGCGGGAAGTCGCCAATCGCAGAACGCACAAGAATCTCGTCCAGCTTGCGAAGCGCCGGATCAATTTTCGCTGCCTGTTGCGACGAAATGTAGTCGAAGTAGTTCTTTTCGTCGCCTTCGCCCGTTGCGTTTAAACCCTTGGCAGAATCGCCAAAGAGTTTCGTCATAGGGATGTTCGACGCGCCCGAAACCATCTTCATCATCAGCTCGATCATGTCAGCAACGCCCGAGTAGGTTAGCTGATTGCGTTCGAACTGTTCATCGCCATCGAGCAACGAAACGCGGAAGACCGATTTCATCATGCCCCAAGCACGGAATCGCGCAAGGATTCGATCTTCCTGATCCGTGCCGATTTCGTCCATCAGGCCGTCTTTGCGGATCGTGTCGACGTTAAATTCCTGCAAGGACTCTGCAACGCCTCCGATTGACGCCAAAAAGTCCTCCACGGTTTCCATTGCCTGGCGCAACGACGAATCGCCCCACCCCTGCGCTTGGAAAGCCAGGCGAATCGGCAAAGGCTCGCCGATGACTCGGATGACGTGCGACTTGTGAATGGTAACTGATTTGGAGTTGTTCACATAGTATTCAGACGGCAGATTGAAATCCTCGTCCAAAACGTCCATAACGTTGATGTTTGCACCGGTCACGTACCAACGATCAAGCACCAAAAGGCGCTTCAGGTCGCCCTTTTTGATCTTTCGGACGTCTAGCGGCTGCCGCAAATCTTGATTTGTGATCGGGATGATTGCCGCTCCGCCATACAGGCGAGCGTAGCGCACGGCCTCATTGAACTTTGCAGGCAACATTAGACGATCTTCTTCGGATCGAATTTCATCAGCCTTGTTGCTTTTGATTTCGCGCCACATTTTGGTCATGTCTGCGGCCACAACGTCGCAAATTCGGCGAGCAATCCACGACGTCTGATAGGCGGCTTCATACGCCTGATAGTTGTTGATGTTTTCGTAGCCCCAAATGAAGTGGGATCGCTTCGACCTGTCCGTGCCCTGCCCCGTCATCTTGTTAATCAAGCCGTCGGACATGGGCGTTGTTCTCTTATTCGTCATTTTCATCACCATTCAACATCGCCGTAAAGCGTGTGTTTCTTTGCCAGCATCATTGTAATTGCATCACACATAGTGTCGATCTGGTCGTCGTGCGGATGACTGTCGTTTGCCGTGAACGCCTCGCATTCGGAAATGAAGTCACTCAAGAACGAGGCGCTGCGCGGAAGTTTCACGTACCCAGACTCGATGTAGCCCTGCACGTCCATGACGCGCTCTAGTTTCGAGCGCGATCGTTCTATTTCCTTCAACGGAATTGCCGGTCTGATCTTGTGCCTGATGTTCTGTATCAGTTGCGTTCCGGATGCCTTGTCTTCGACGCCCATGAAACGTAGCTGTGATGTGCGATCGGCCTTGGCCTTGTTCCAAAACGCAGGGATGCGCACCTCCAACTCATACGCTTGGAACTTATCGCGCATCATGTCGATGAGGTACAGATCTCCGTCTTCTCCAAGCCCCCAAAGCGACGCAACCTGATAGTCGTTCGACTCCTTTTCCTTCTGCGCTGTATCGACGAAGATTGCCCGATACTTTATCTTCGGTAGCACGTCGTAAAAGCCAAACCACGCGCTCTTTATGATTCCGCCGCCCAGCGGCCTCGGGTTTTGTTGCATCTGGGCAGCGAACATGTATCCATTTTTGTCGCGCATGGTGTGCAATTGCTCGACCGTGTACTTTTCAGGCCAAAGCGATTCTTCATGATCCGTGCCTTCATTGAGCAAGGCAGGCAAAATGATGCGCTCGAAATGATATTCCTTATCGCGCATCAGCATTGCGCAAAAATCATCCTCGTGGATTCTTTGCATGATGACGATGCAAGGCGTTCGTGTCGAATTAAAGCGGCTTTTGATTGTTTCGTCCCAGCGCCGGTTTACGGCCTCGCGCCTTGCGTCAGAGTTTGCATCATCGGGTTTTAGGACGTCGTCAAGCACCACGGCCCCGCCAAATCCGTGCCCGTCTTTGAAGTCGTGAACCTTGCCTGCGCCGTAGCCGGTAACCTGACCGCCTGCCGAACGCGCGAAGAACGCTCCACCTGCCTCCGTCTTCCATGCTCGATCCGATTCCTTCTTCAGCTCTGTAGGCCACAGCTGCTGAAACTCTTTGGACGAAACAAGCTCTTTGATTGCGTTCGAGTTGTCAAGCGCAAGTTCGTCCGAGTACGAAAGATGAATAAATTCGCAAGTCGGATTCTTCGCAAAGCACCACGCCGAAAACATCTTGACGGCAATCAGGGTTTTCCCGTGACGCGGCGGAATGTTGATGATGACGTGCGTTTTCTTTCCGTCCCAAACGTCTGTCAGAACCGAAAAGATTTGGCGGTGAAAGTCCGCGATCCTGAATTTTTGTCCCGTCGATACCTTGAAAAAGTACCGAACAAAAAACTCGAAATCGTCCTCGCACCGCTTGCGCACATGGTCTAAAAACTGCTGTTCGCTTATCGACATAATAATGAGGGCGTGTCATGCACGCCCAAAATAATTAAAACTCTTCGTCAAGCACTTTGTCAAGAAGCGCCTTTTGAGCGTTCGTCAGATCTACAACCTCTGACCTCGTCTCAATCGCGCCGCCGTTTTTGCCAGTCAGCTCTACGGCGCGAGCCTCCTTCCATCCGCATCTGGATTTCAAGTAAAAGATCGTAGCAGCGATGTCCCCGTCCTTGATCTTTTGCATGAGCTTGCCGCCAACGAAAATGTTGGCTTTGCTCCTCCCCCTTTTTAAAGCCTGAGCAAAAAGATCCCAATCCCTTTTTCGACGCTTCAAGGTTGCGTATGAAACGCCAAGAGCAAGCGCAATTTCCTCCTCTGAGTCGCAAACCTGTGCGTACTCTTCGACCTTTTTCAGATCAATCGGTATTTCCTTTCTTCCCATTGTCTTTCCTCTTAAATTCAGCATGTTGATGCTTTAAAAAGTTTCCATATGAAGCTCGAATGAGTTTCTCACGAACGTTTTCGGCCAACTTGTTGTTTTAATTCTTGATCGCGTAAAAGACCAAACGAGCTTCACCGTCCACTAGGATCGGGTTCGTCCATCCGAACTCTTTGATGCTGGACGCGAGTCTCGTCACCTGCTCTTCGGAGTGCGTTCGCGCATTTCTGGCGTAAGGAATCAGTTGAAGCTCCCCTGTCTGAAGACAGAGGATTCACTTTGACCGTCAGACAGCTCTTTCAGGGGGCAAAGCCGCCTAAACGTCA